TGATGACATGGATCATACACTAGATGACCACATTGCAGAAGCCTTGTCGTTTCTGTCGTATGGCTTTGGTTGGTTCGAGGTTATCTACAAGCGGCGTGTTGGCCCTAACGAGCGTTCTGACAAGAAACACTCTAAGTACACAGATGGACGTATTGGTGTGCGTAAGATTGCAGCCCGTGCGCCTTGGACTATCAACAAGTTTGATGTCGATCAGAAGACTGGGGATGTTCTAGGTATTGAACAGTCAGTTGGCCTTATGGCAGGCAAGAATTATATCCCGGTTAATAAATCCTTGTATTACCGCACTACCTCAATAAATGGTGATCCAAGTGGCCGTAGTATTCTTCGTAACGCTTATACTTCTTACGAGTACCTTAACAACTTACAGGCTATTGAGGCCATTGCGGTTGAACGAGAGTTGGCGGGTATTCCTGTCGCTCGTATTCCCGCTGAGTATCTTTCTGGTGACGCTTCTGCTTCTCAGTCAGGATTTGTACACAACTTGCAGCAAATCTTACGAGACGTTAAGTTCAACGAGCAAGGTTACATTATACTGCCATCCGACACCTACCCCGATAAAGATGGAGCCCCTTCCTCCACTAGATTAGTTGACATTGAGCTTATGGCATCCAATGGTAAACGCAACATTGACATTAACCCAATCGTTAGTCGTTACCAGCATGACATTGCCCGTTCCGTACTTTCTGAGTTTCTTCTGCTTGGTTCCTCCGGGGGTTCATACGCCCTCTCCAAGTCGAAGACAGACCTGTTCCTCCGTGCGCTTGAGAGTTACATCCAAGCAATCGTAGATGTTCTCAACAAACAGTTGGTCGAGCGTCTTTGGCAGTTGAACGGTCTGAATTATGACCTAATGCCAACTATCGAAGCTGGTGATGTTGCTCCCCACGATCTCCGTGAAGTTGCAGCTTTCTTGCGTAACCTTAATGGCGCAAACATTGACGTAAGTAGTCACCCAGAGGTTATCAAAGACCTTATGGACATTGCTGACTTAGACTATGATCCTGACGCTGGTGTTCAAACCACACAGGAACCCCAACAACAACAGGAAACTGAATAATGGCAACATTAAATAATCGTGTGTTCGACAATGGCCTGACCGTTCTTGACACAGAAGCAAATGAAATTCATGTAACTTCTCAAGAAGCAGCATCTTACTTGGAAGCTACAGATACCTATTCCCTTGGTGACTCTAGTTCCTTGACCGTTTCTGCTCCGCAGGATCGCACAGGTGGTGGTCGTGAGGTTGTCGTGGCAGCTATTACCGATGGTGCTATCTCCACTAACGGTACAGCAACTCACTACGCCCTCGTGGACACAGCAAACAGCCGCCTTCTCGTGACGGGTTCTTTGACAGAAAGCCAAGTGGTTACTTCTGGCAACTCTTTTGCCCTCGCTTCATTTAACATCGGCATCCCTGACCCAGCTTAATAAGAAAAACCCTGTTATACTAACAATGAACTCCAAGAGGACAATCGCAAATGGTTAAATTGGTAAATAAAGCCAAAATGGATACCGCTACCACGGGTACTGGCACCATAACTTTAGACGCTGCTTACCCAGCGTTCCAATCCTTTGCGGCTGCTGGTGTCTCCGATGGGGACACTATTCGTTACGGTATTGAAGAGAATAACAACTGGGAAATCGGCACTGGTGTATATACAGCGGCAGGGACAACCCTGACCCGTAGTGTCACTGAGAGTTCTAACGCTGGTTCACCCATTGACCTTCAAGGCAACGCTGTAGTGTACGTCACAGCGGCTGTAGGGGACTTCCTAGAGCCTGACAACAACCTCAGTGATGTAGAAGACGCCCCAACAGCTTTGGGCAATCTGGGGCTTACTGCTACTGCTGCTGAGTTGAATACTCTAGATGGTATTACAGCGACAGTAGGTGATCTCAACAAACTTGATGGCCTCACAGCTACAACCACTGAGTTGAACACTCTAGATGGTATTACTGCTACTGCTGCTGAGCTGAACACCCTAGATGGTATTACAGCAACAACCACAGAGATCAACTACCTCAGTGGTGCAACAGGTAACATACAGAACCAACTAGATAGCATCAGTGTTACTGCGGGTAGCTTAACCAAGTCTTTCGCTTCTGGTGAGACCTCCAGCATCTCTTTGTCTTCAGCTTTGTCGCCAGCACCTGTCGTGTCGGTGACTAAAGAGGTTCCGCAGGTAGGTATCGTTAGCAAGGGTTCTTGGGATGTTGCTACGAGTGGTGCAAACTATGATCGTCTTGATAGTGCGTATGATACTACTCTGACACCTTATACGGAGGGCTGGGATGTTTCTACTGCGTCTTTCGTTCAGAGCTTTGATATTCTCCAGCAAGAGAGCCAAGTTCAGGGCGTATTCTTTAAGCCGGATGGCACTAAGATGTATATTATTGGTTATGCGAGCGATCAAGTTCACGAGTACGACCTGAGTACAGCTTGGGATGTATCTACTGCATCGTTACTTCAGGAGATTAGTGTAGCTGCTCAAGAATTAACCCCATCAGGAATCTTCTTCAAACCTGATGGTACTAAAATGTATGTTGTAGGTTTAAGTGGATGGGACGTAAACGAATACAACCTAAGCACAGCTTGGGATATCTCTACAGCATCCTTTCTTCAAAACTTTAGTGTATTTTCTCAAGAGACTAGTATAACAGGAGTCTTCTTCAAACCTGATGGTACTAAGATGTATATTATTGGTTATGCTGGAGATGATGTAAATGAATACAACCTAAGCGCAGCTTGGGACATTTCTACAGCAGTCTATAGTCAGAACTTTAGTGTATCTGCTCAAGAAATTACTCCAGAGGATTTCTTCTTTAGACCTGATGGTACTAAAATGTATGTTCTTGGAAACACTGGAGACGACGTAAATGAATACAGCCTAAGCACGGCTTGGGATGTGTCTACCGCTTCTTACAGCCAGAACTTTAGTGTTTCTGCTCAAGATACAGACCCAAGAGGTATCTTCTTCAAACCTGACGGTAGTAAGATGTATGTTGCGGGTTTTTCTGGGAATGACATAAATGAGTACGACATTACCTTGAATAATTTCCTAGCCCTCGGCTCAGGCTCTTTCGCATCTACAGACGTGGGTAAAACCATTGAGGGCAACGGCGGTGTAGCTGTATTGACTGCCACTGATGGCTCGTACACCGAAGTTACAGCATTCACTGACAGTAGCACTATTGCCGCTGGTGACTGGGGTATGTACGGCGCTGTGTTTGACGCTACGAATGGCTTGGAGTTGAGTGGCGGCGGCTTTGGTACTTGGGATATTTCTCAAGCATCCTTCCTTCAAAACTTCAGTGTGTCTGCACAAGAAAGTTTTCCAACAAACATCTTCTTTAAGCCCGATGGTACTAAGATGTATATTGTCGGGATCACTGGAGATGATGTAAATGAATACGACCTGAGCACAGCTTGGGATGTTTCTACAGCTTCTTATCTCCGTAATTTTTCTGTGGCTTCTCAAGAGACTAATCCAAACGGTATCTTTTTCAAGCCGGATGGCACTAAGATGTATATTGTTGGAGCTATAGGGCGTGACGTAAACGAATACAACCTAAGCACAGCTTGGAATGTATCTACTGCCTCTTACAGTCAGCTCTTCAGTATTTCTGCTCAGGTGAGTGAACCGCAAGGTATATTCTTTAAGCCCGATGGTACTAAAATGTACATTCTTGACCAGACCGGAAGCGATGTATATGAATACAACCTAAGCACCGCTTGGGACGTTTCTACCTCTGTTTATAGCCAGAACTTTAGTTTAACTGCACCAGCCGATACCAATACAGGTTTCTTTTTTAGGGACGATGGCCTTAAGATGTATGTTGTTGCCAGGAATTTGGATGCCGTATATGAGTACAACCTAAGTGCAGCTTGGGATGTTTCTACAGCTTCTTATAGCCAGAGCTTCAGTGTGTCTTCTGAAGAGGCTAATGCAATGGGTATATTCTTTAAGCCCGATGGTACTAAAATGTATATTGTTGGGTACAGTGGAGATGACGTAAACGAATATGACCTAGGCTTTATCTCTGCACCAACATCCCAATACACCCCCTCCATCACCAACACAGGCGGCCAAATCAACAGCGCCTTCTGGCTAGACATCAATGGTATGACCACAGATGAAGCTGCTGGTGATGGCAACGTCTACTATGCTGTATCCACAGATGACCGCACTACATGGTCTGTCATTAAGGATGCAGATGGTGTTCGTCCGATTGTTCGGGATAATGCTGGGACTTGGGAGTATAATAGTTCTGTCAGTCTTGTAGATAATTGGGATATTTCTGCTGCGTCTTTCGCCCAGAGCTTTAGTGTAATAAATCAAGAGAATAGCCCACGGTCTGTCTTCTTTAAGCCTGACGGCACTAAAATGTACATTGTTGGGACTAATATTGATGTCGTAGTTGAGTACGACTTAAGCACCGCTTGGGATGTATCTACAGCGTCATTCCTTCAGAACTTTAGTCTAGTTGGAAACCCTCTTGCAAGCCCTCTTTCAGTGGGTATCTTCTTTAAGTCTGACGGTACTAAAATGTATATTGAAGACTTTGGGGATAGAGCCGTATACGAATACAATATAAGCACAGCTTGGGATGTGTCTACAGCTTCTTATGTTCAGAACTTTAGTGTATCTGCTCAAGAATCAACTCCAGAGGGTCTCTTCTTTAAGCCTGACGGTACTAAAATGTACATTGTTGGTAGAACCGGAGATGACGTAAATGAGTATAACCTAAGCACAGCTTGGGATGTATCTACAGCATCTTATAATCAAAACTTTAGTGTATCTGCTCAAGAAACAAACCCAAACGGTATCTTTTTCAAGCCTGACGGTACTAAGATGTATGTTATAGGGTCTGATGGAGATAACGTAAACGAATACAACCTAAGTACGGCGTGGGATATTTCTACAGCTTCTTATGTTCAGAACTTTAGTGTTGCTACTCAAGACACTGCTCCACAAAGTGTCTTCTTTAAGCCCGATGGTACTAAAATGTATATTGTTGGAGCTGCTGGCAGCCGTTATGTAAGTGAATATGACGTTGGTTTTGTGGACTACACAACATCAACAACATGGACATCAGCCACAACCAACACTGAGCTATATGCACTTCAAGAGGCACTGACTGAGGTGTCTATCAACCGAATGGACAAAACTCAACTAGAGGCAGTCACTGACCCTAATCATTACACACTAGGTGACACCCTAGACTTGATGATTGGTCTGTACTTGGATTCTGCATCTGCAAGTGTACCATCCTCCGATGGTGTCTCTATCGACTATGATGCAGAAAGCCTGAATAAGGGTGCTATCCTTGGGACCGACTACGACTATGACTTCCCAGATAGTACGACAGTTCGGATTACATCTAACGCAACACAGAACCTTAAAATACGGGTAGTATAACATGTTAGGATTTGCGCCATTAGCTTCAGGTCCATTATCTGATGATACTGGCACGCTGATCTATTACTTAGGGTCAGACAATGTTGTCACAGGCAATTTTGTCGTCCCTGCGGTAAACATGGATGAGAACGAAACCTTCTCAACCTCTGATATTACCCTTGGTGTTCCTGTTGTTGATACTACTGAGGTATCTGAGGTAAACGCCCTTAACTCTAACGACATTACTACAGGGTCTCCAGTTGTAGGTCAAGTCGATCTATCTGAGGAAAACAATCTCTCTGGTGAGGATGTAACTGCTGGGGCTGTCGTAATTGACTTTAGTTCGATTAGTCAGACCCACAGGGCTTCACCAGAGAACCTTTATACGGGCAGCCCAGACGTTCCTGTCATCTCGTATATCCCAAGGTTCCCTCTTTTTGATGTGGTAACGGGCGCTGTAGATATTGACCCTGCCAACATGGATCAGGAACACAACTTCACAGCCCCTAACATTCTTACGGGTGCACCTGTTATTGATGAAGGTCTATTGAATAAGTCTTTCCGTAGATATGTCACTATCACTGGTAATTCAACAAACGGTGTATTTGTCTACGAACAATATAATAAGGCAGTCTGATGGCATTTTCTATTAAACAGAACGACACATCCCCTACTCTTCGGGCTAACATCCAAGACTATGAAGGGACGAACATTGACATCACAGGGGCTTCTGTTCGTCTCCACATTAAAGAGGTTGGCGGGAGCACTCTGGTTATTAAGGATATGACCATTCTTGACCAAGAGACAGGGCTTGTTCAATACGACTGGGTGACGGGGGATACTTCACAGGCAGGTAACTTTAACGCAGAACTTCAGGTTACTTATGCCGATGGTGAGATTGAGACTTACCCTAACAACGGGTACTTCACAATCACAGTCACTGCGGAACTTGCGTAATGACAACGTGGACTAGGAACCTCTATGAACATGACTACCTAGCCATATCTAAGGGTGAATCTAATGACTACTCCGCTAGAAACATCTTTGGTTATAATGCTCTTGTAGGTACATCTTATATTCCCCTGTGGGAGAACAACACAGTTTACACCTACCCCACACAACCCTTGACCATGACAGTTACATCTAACGTAGCAGACAATGGTGTACAAGTGCGGATCATAGGTCTTGATGGTGACTACAATGTAATCACTGAGGTTGTAACTCTGGCAGTATCGGTCGCAACAACCCAGCAATTCTTCCGTATCAATGATGTCGTTACGATCAGTGGGAACGCTGCCAACGACATAACGATAAGCAATGGTGGGATAACCTACGCTAAAGTCCGTGCTGGTGACGGTAAGAACCAAGCTAGTATCTACACAGTACCCGCTGGACATAGCTTGTACCTAGTTCGTATTGATGCTTTCTGTGCCACTGCTGCTCAGAACAACAGGCAAATCTTCTTCAGGAACCTCGCTTGCTTACCCAGCGGTGTAAAGTTGAGGGTAGCGGAGACTTCCTTCTTGGAGACTATGCACATTCAACGTCAAGTTCCTTTCAGGTACAACGAGAAGACTGACATTGAGTTTCAGCTTCATGGTAGTGCTGGCGAACAGTTTGTTAGTGTCTTTGGTGAAGCTATCCTATGTAAAAACGTAATAACAGGTGAACCATAATGGCTCAATACGCTAATGACATATTTACTACTGAACCTGAAGCTATCTCCCGTAGTTATGACATGGGCCTCAATGGTGTCACTCACGTTTCTGATTACGATGGACAGGCTGTGTATATGCCCGGTGAGAGCCACGAGGCCTACCTTTCGTTCTACGAAGGGGGTGAGCCTACCGAAGAGGCAGAAGAGCCATCAGTGAGCCGTATAGAGGCTCTCAGGGCCGTTGTAGCTGAGATACTAAAGGTAGACTTCGCTAAGGCTGAGTATCAAGGCGAAACTGTCACCCTGAACAAGCCTCGTCGTATCAAAGGTGGCAACAAGAAGTTTGAGGTGTTCGTACAGGACGGTGGCAAGGTCAAACGGGTAGCTTTCGGTGATCCCAACATGGAAATCCGTAGGGACGATCCCAAAGCTCGTGCCAATTTCCGCTCCCGCCATTCCTGTGATACCAAGAAAGATAAGACAACGGCTGGCTACTGGTCATGTCGTATGTGGGAATCCAACACATCGGTGGGTGAAATGACAAAGAATATCGAAGGTAAAATCCTTAAGACCGACGACGAACAGCGTATGGTCTACGGATGGGCTTCTGTAGTTACAGAAAAAGGTGAAGCCGTTATTGATCGTCAGGGTGACGTTATCGAAGCTGGCACACTGGTAAAAGCCGTTAATGAATTTATGGAGCATGTGCGGGTCGGCAAGGCTATGCACGTTGGAGATCAAGTTGGCGTAGTTGTCCACTCTCTTCCTATCACTAAAGAAATTGGTGATGCTCTTGGTATCCAGTCTGATCGTGAAGGGTGGGTTGTCGCTTACAAAGTATTCGATGATACCGTCTGGGATATGGTTAAATCTGGTGAACTCGCTGCGTTCTCTATAGGTGGACGTGCTATCAAGGAGGAAATCTAACTTGCCTAATCTCCTGAAAAACTTGCACCTTGAAGAACTTTCCCTTGTGGATCGTCCAGCCAATGCACAAGCAATGGTCTCTCTCTTCAAGCGTGACAACTCCGATGAGGAAATTACGAAAATGAACGAAGAAATGGAAGCCAAAGTAAAGGCGTACATGGACGACAAAGGCTGTGGCCGTGGTGAAGCTATGAAAGCTCTCGGCTACGACATGGAAAAAGCGGATGAAGCTGTAACAGAAGAAGTCGCTGAGAAAGCCGCTCCTGAAGTTGAAGCTGTAGAAGCTCCTGAAGTTGACGTTGAAGCACTTAAGGCTGACTTTGATCGTCTTTCTGCTGAGAACCAACATCTCCGCAAAGGTTTGATTGACAATGGTTACGTTATCCGTGCCGACTCAATCGAAAAGAAAGCGGAAGAAGAAATGATGGACATCGACGGTGAGATGGTAGCTAAGAGCGACATCCCAGCCCCAGTCCTGAAAGCACTCGAAGCTGCTGCTGTAGCCAAGCGTGAACATGAAATCGAAAAGGCTGACCTTGAGTTGACAAAGAAAGCGGAAGAAGTTCTGCCACACTTTGAAACTGGTGCAGCTAAGTCACTTCTGAAATCATTCTCAGAAGATGAAGCAATTATGGTAATGCTCAAGGCCGCTGATGCAGCTTTTGAAGCCTCCATGCAAGAATTTGGTAAGTCCGATGTAGATGGCGAGTTCGCTACTTCTGCTGACAAACTGGATGCTCTCGTGAAGTCCTACATGGACGAAAACCAACTGAAAAAGAGTGAGTATGCCAAGGCTTATGCTGCTGTAGCTAAGACCGAAGAAGGCAAAACACTCATCACTAAATCCTATAAAGGGGAATAATCATGGCCGTCATGCAATCTCGTGATAACCGCACTTTCATCGCTGGGGAAGACCTTTCCGCAGCACAATTCAAATTCGTAACTCTGGAAGCCGATGGTCAAGTTGACTTGGCTGACGCTGCTGGTGAGAACGCTATTGGTGTATGTCTTGCTGGTGCTGCCGCTGGTGCTGCCGTGACCGTATGTGTCTCTGGCTCCGTCATGGTAGAAGCTGGTGGCGTTATTGCTGCTGGCGCTAAAGTTCAAACTGGTGCTGATGGTACTGCTTTGACTGCCGCCGCTGGTGATGTTGTTCTGGGTTACGCTCGTGAAGCTGGCGTAGACGGTCAGATCATCGAAATCGAAATGATCCAAGGCGGCAACGTAGTCCCAGCCTAATCTAGCATTAAAGGAATAATATAATGCCACTTTTGACCCCATCTCAGGTACATATTGACCAGCCGTTGTCTAACTTGACACTGGCCTATGTACAAGAACAAACTAACTTTGTTGCTGACAAAGTATTCCCAACCGTAGGTGTTGCTCGTCAGTCTGACAAGTATTACATCTATGACCGTGCGAACATGAACCGCTCTGGTGACGTAAAGAAACTTGCGCCACGCACAGAAGTTAACCGCATCGGTA